GGAGCCAAAGATCTTACCAGTCAACACGGTGTCCTGCTCGCCACCATCAGGGACGACAACAGAAGGACCACCTTGGATCCCCCAAGAACCGAAAAGACCTTCAGACTCATAGCCGACATGGAAGTCGGTAGTCTGGGAGGTGAAGTCGGAGCCGGTAAAACCAGCGTTGTTCTCAACGTTCACGTAGGGACCGGCAATAGCGGCACCATGTGCCATGCCGAGGAGGAGACCGGAAGCGATAATAGATTTCATTAGGTTAGTTACTTTTTCTTTTTAGCAGTTTTAGCGGAGCGTTTGAAGTTAGCAGCCGTGGGTGCTCCTTTAGACCCAGGCTTTCTCATTTTTTCGCCACTACCAGCAGCGATCCTTTTTCGTTTAGCATGAATGTTGGCATAGAGCCCACGTTTTGCAGCCATAGTTAGCATTTCCATTTGCGTAGTGCAAGCGCCTTCCGTGTAGGACGACCCTTGCTGTCTTTCATTGGTCCTTTGACACCAGACATGCGAGCGCAGAAGGACCGCTTGCGTGGACCACCGCCAGGCTGAGGAGCCTTGAGCTTTGATCCAGTCTCTCTATTGTACTTCTCACGGCCAGCCTTTGTCAAGCCACCGGAGCGAGATTTATGTTTGCCAATCTTCAGACTGACATTTTTTTTGCGGACCTTCGTACGTGCCATGTCACTTTTTCTTCATGTTTTTGACGACAGCCTTACGCACAGCGGCAGGCACGCCTTTCTTTTTCATTTTAGCTGCAGCCGACTTTGCGGGACGACCGACCTTTGAACCGTAAGTTCCTTTACCGTAGGGCATTACCAGATACCGGGGATGATTTGACCAGTGAGTGCATACGCTCCGAGCGCAGCAATGACGCCAAGCATAGCCAGGCGACCGTTCAGCCTTTCAGCCTTTTCGTTGTGGGTTTCAGTTACGTCCATGATTGTCATAGGTGGTTCTTTTGCGTAGAGGTTCAGACGACCCCTGTCTTCAGTAACAGCAGTCATCAGAAATTAACATCAGAGCGTTCAAGTTTTTCGATAACGTCTGCACGGTAGGCAGGATCGCTATCATAACGAGGATCAGACATAGCCCGCACCAGTTCAGCCTGGCTACGGAACACATCGTTACTCGATTGTGGTGCTTTACCTTGGAGCATACGTCCTTCGTATCCGTTTACATTGTCGTACTGAGCTTTGAGACCCTGTACTGCAAGACGGATAGCGTCAACGTTACCAGTCTCCACAAGGTTGTTGAAGGTCTCTGCCTGGGTCTCAGGCAAAGCATCAGCAACCCAGTTCATAAGTGTATCATACTCGGCTTCACCACCGACCATGTTCTTAATACTATCTACATCAGAATCAGAGATCTCAGCAACCTCTGCCTGTGGTGTAACTTGTGCAGCCTTTGCTTGGATGTCAGCGTATGCCTTGACCAGGTCAGCACTGTTCATCTCAGAGAACTTGCCAATGACCTCATCAGTCAACGCTCCTTTCTCAGCAAAGATAGCAGATGCCTCTTGAATCAACTCCACAGCGGGAGTGATCTCAATCTCAGTGATGCTACTAGGCTCTTCACTTTCAGCTTCTGCTGTGTCTGCTTCACCTTCACCTAGTTTCTTTTGCAGCTCTAGGTAAGCTTTCTCCAGATCTTGAGCAGACCTGTATTTACCAGCCAGGAGTTCTTCCTGTTCAGCCATCATCTTCTCGCCAACGGCAAGAGAGTCCTGCTCTTCTGGTGTCAGCTCAGGTGCGTCTGCTTCTGATCCGTCATATGTAAGGGTTTCAGCCATCTTCAGGTGGTGGGATTATTTGTGGGTTTTTAGATGGGTCCATCAAAGGTGCACTAGCAAGCTGACCCATTTGATCAGCCATCGATTGTGCAGTGGCAGCGGCTTGCTGCTGTTGCATCTCCTGTGCCATCTCTTCCTCACTCTTCACAAGGTTGAGAACCTCAATGCCTTGTGCAGCAGCCAGGCGTTTGATAGCTTCGGATGCATTGATAAACTTGAGCAACGCTTCTGGTCCCAAGGTCTGTGCAATAGTCTGGATAAACATCGTAAGACTTTGCTGATCTTGACCACGACCAAGAGCGTTGATACCAGCCACAACTTGTGGACGCACAAGATCCTTAGGATACTTGGGCAACTGGTTGGTACGCTTGAGCATGTGCAGCGTACGATCAAGATAAGGAATGAGGAACTCTACAGTCAGCAGGGAGAACAAGCCACCGAGCTGCTGCTCTAGTTCCATCTGTGTCATGCGTACCTCTTGAGCAGTGGTACGTTCTGACTGTCGGATCTGCAAGACAAGGAACGCATCGTTGATACGTTGCTCAAGCTGCTGTGCCATGTTGGCAGCAGTAGCAAAGTCTGCATTCTTACCGGCGGTACTAACCACACCGACGTCTTCAGGACGCCCTTGGATGATAGCACCGTTGCCTGCTTGTGCAAGCGTAGAAGGCTTTGTAGTGGCGCTAGGACTGACAAGGAAGATAACCTTAGCAGCAACAGCCGAACCCTCTACAAGAGCCTTAGAGAGTCCTTCCAGAGCACGCAGGTCTCCGAGGAACTCCTCCACTCTACCACGGCCATAGTCCTCTCCGTCAACAACGTTGAAGCGAAGGGTCAGCCAGGGGTTTGCATTCTTTGGTGCGGTGCTGCGGGTGCCAGGGATGATCTTATCATCGACCTCCTGGTGCCAGGTCCAGCGACCGCTAGCTTCGTCGAGTTTGACATACGTGTAGACTTCGACGTCATCATCTACACCGCCTGATCCTGCCGCTGTGGAGACAACTGAGTTGACTTCCTTTGGCTTGAGCAGATCAAGACCCAAGACCTTACGGCTAATTAGTTCTTTGGTTACGATCTCTAGGACATTTCCATTCCCGTCCCGGTTCACAACGAACCGATTCAGAGGATAGTTTTTGAGACCGTTTTTACCCATGAAGATCAAAGCATTACCACCAACAATCAAATGCTTGATAGCCTGGTGAATGATTACACGATCATTAGATGCATTGATATAATCCATGACCATCCTTTCCATCTTAGAAAGGGACAAGTCTATCTCGCTTCTGACTTCTTTAGGAAACTCTTCTCCGAGCTTATCGTCTCGGATCTGTAACTTAAAGAATGAGGTTTGCGGAGGTACCAGAGCCAGGGTCAGCTTCGCAGCGAGGTTGACAACAGCTTTAGCACCCACGCTTTGCCACGGGGTCAGTAGTGATTTCTTTACGGGACGCTTGTACAGGTCATCCGTGATAAGATACGGCAGGGTAAGTTCAGAACAATCAACTGCTGTGTCCAAGAACTGAGAACGATTAGTAGACAGTTGATCGTAGCGAGTCCTTGCCGTAATCATACGTTAATACCTCCGGCAGGTGTACGTGGTGCAGTCTCAGTAGGAACTGCAGCAGCAGTCTGCTTGCCAGGGTCGCGTGCAAGTTCGACAGAACGCATCTTCTTAGTCGCAGCTACAAGCTTACGACGGTTTTCGGATTCGTCCGTCAACAGCTCAGGACGCAGAGCAGGGGTTGCCTGCGGAGCTGCAGCACGAGTTGGGGGAGCTGGTGCTCGCTGAATAGGTTGTGGGGTAGGTTGACGGCGAGGCGCGAGACCCACCGCTTCAAGAACGGATTGTACACACATGATTAGTTTTCGATTAAGTCTTTAATAAAATCTACAACGCTGGTTTGACCAGCTCTGTACATGATCGATTCAATAGAATCAGTGGGTCCAATAGTTTGGGGTGGAAAACTAACAGACAGTTGTTCTAGAACATACTCTAGTTTTCTGTACTGATGGTCAAGCGTATTGGGGGAGGTTGACATTGGAATGTTCAAAGAAGGCTGGCATCCTAGCAGCTTTTGTCTCGGCGAGCTGAGGTGCTTTGCCTTCGTACATCAAGCGGTCGCTAGATTCCAACCAAAATTTTTTGTTCAAATACTTATCGGTGTGCTCGCCCAAGGGCTGCATCACCCAGTTGATAGTAGCTTTGCGGAGCTTGTCCAGAGATGGGCTGATGTTGTAACCCAGCTCGGTGTGTGCCAGTGAGTTCACCGCCACATGGATTTGTTCGTCTCGGCTAATATCCGCCGAAACGGTTCTCATACCAGCGTCACCATTAAAGCGAAAGAATGGTAAAAGAACGAAGAAGATCGCACGCTCGGCAACAAGTGCCTTGGTAATCGTGTGATCTGGATGTGCCTCCCACGCGGACTTAAGCCGTAGGGCTTCCGCTTCAGCTTGTTCATCAACACCGTAAGCATTGGCGATGTAACCAAGTGCGAGGTCGTGATTCTCTTCGTCCTTGACATTGGACAGTAGGACGTCCCTTGCATTTTTCGGTACGTCAGTGGCGAGAGCGTCATTGATAAAATCTCCCACAGGTAGTTCCATGTGCCTCAATGCAAGAGCACGGAAGATCGCCTCCTCCGCGCCCGGCTTGCATGTACCGGCAGTCGTCTGGACAGGTGTCCATTTTCTTTTTCGATTGAGTAGTTTTTGATACGGGTTCATTCTTGGCAGTCGCAAGTAAGTTCTTCTTCATTTAAGATGCCTGCCAAATAGTCATCGACTTCCGTTTCATCAATAGCAGCGTACGCACTTGACTTATCTTGGACATCGCCCATGACCTGCAGGCTATAATATAGGGAGGTCTGCGGAGAATCCAACCACTCTTCGATAAAGGCTTCGTCATATGTGACGACATCACTCCAACTGTTGAAGCTATACCCATGAAGAAGTCCCGTGTTGTTGAGCAACGTCATGATGCCATCGGCAACACGCTTGTAGTTATCCCAACCAACTTCTGAGGCGATCTCTACGTCGCCATAATTGTATGTTTGTACCCCGAACGTACCGCTGTCACGGTCTACCGTCCGGCTGATAGGCGGAGCGATTTCTGGTGCGCTAGTATAGCCATCCAGATCCTTGCTTCGATAACTGCAGGAGGCAGTGGGTGCGATAGCAAAGGCTCGAACCATATTATTAGCACGAGCCACTTCGGCGGCAGCTTTAACGCCAGAGCCAATGGCAGACACCAGTTCATAGGCTGGCGTGCGTACCACTTCTCCTGCATTGTACTGGTCCAAAGCAACCCCGAACTGCTCATAGGTTACTCCGTACCTCCGAAGGAGATTTGCGAGTCCAAGCATTCCAAGGCCGACTTGTCGATCGGTTTCTGCTGGAAGATATTCTCCTGAATCACCAACGCCAGTTTTAGCGTGGAGGCTACACAGTTGCGACATACCTTCAACAAAAGCTTTTTCGATGTCTCCGAATTCACAGGCACCGAGAGAGACATGTTGCAACAGGCACGTTCCGCGTGAGGGCAAGTATACTTCCAGGCATACGTTTCCTCGGATTCGTTTTCCTTCATTGTCATACTTTACTTTGTTAAGCCAGATGTCACCAGACCGGATACCCTGTAGTAGTGCCTCCTTAAACGTGCACTTCTGCCACCATTCGGGAGTGATGTTGATGCATCGCTTAACCCAAGGGAGTTCGTGACGGGGAGTTTCGATAAACTCCAAAGCGTCAGGATGGCTGAGATCGATATGACAAACCACAGCTCCGTTCTTGTACACCCCGCCGCGACGGAGGATTTCATTTAGGGTCGAATAGATTTTTGCAAACGAGACTGGACCGCTTGCGACCAATCCCTTATCGTTTTCTGTTCCACGGGGTCGCAGCTTCGACAGGTGAACCGCGCAGCCTGCTCCATATCGTAGAGCGTGTGATACAAATTTCCAGGATGCTTCAATACCATTGTCTCCAGTGATAGAGTCTTCAACTACAAAGACGGTACAGCTAACTGGCAGGCGTGAGGTGGGGTCATCCAGCCAGGACTGGACACGTCCGGTTCGAGAAATATAAGAGGTGGTCATTCTTCGATGATAAGGTCGTTCAATACAGGTGGTTTATAGTTTGGTCCTTTGAGGACCTTGCCATCAACTCGGTAAAGAGGTTTGCCATCTTCACCAAGCTTAGACATATTAGATTCGTGGATGCGGTGCATAGCCTCATCCAGGTCCCACTCTTGAGAAGCAGCGAACTGGAAGCACACGTACACCAAGTCAGCCAGCTCCTTCAGTTGTTCACACTCATCCTTCATGTGGTAGGCTTCGTGAAACTCTGACCACTCTTCATCGATCAAAGCTTTCTGACCACTCCGACGGTCCTTCCCAGTCGTCAGTGAGTATGCGGAGCGGAACTGTTCCGCCTGATCCATGAGGCTCGTGTGTATGTAGGAGTTCATTTTCAAGATAGTGGATAGCTTTTTTAAGGTCTTGAGCCTTTGTGTTATCACCTTTGAAACCGGCTCTGCAAATATATTTAATAGCATTGCCGAGATGATAGTTTAGTTCTTGATCCCGTATGAAGTCCCAGACTTCTATGGATCCTCGTGTGTAGTGGGCGGGTGAGTCGGCCATTGCTTGACTAGGTTGGAAACAGTATTGGACAGGACAAAGTTCTGGTGTTGCAGTGCTTCAAAGATAGTAATGAGATCTTCTTTGTCAGCCTCAGGCAGCAGGTCTTTGATCCTCCGTAACTTGAACTGTTGTTCCATCGTCAGCTCCAAGACTGGAGGTGGGGGTCCATGGTATGACCCTGTTTCGTGTGGTGTCATAATCGTCACAAGTGAGAATCTTAGCAAGTCTTGCATTGGTGAGTGCAACATCTTCATCCAGATCTTTGTCAGCAAAGGCACTGACTACAGTGTCCCAGGTGTAACCGTGTTCTTCAAACAAAGACACAGCTCGCTTGACTCCGATGCCAGGCACGCCACTGTAACCATCAGTCTGGTCACCGGCAAGTGTCTGTATCAGGTGCCAACGTCGTCCTTCCTCTGCAGTAACCTCAACCATTTCATCAAGGTTGAATAGTCTACCAGGGATTTGACGCATATCTTTATCAGGAGATACGATAATGTTACCAGGATTAGCCGTAGCATAAATTCCCATGGCGTCATCTGCTTCCAGCTCGGCCATACGGATGACCTTGTACTGGTCTCGTAGTGCGTCAATGACACGTTTGTAAGCGCAGGGCTTTTTTCTGTTTCGGTGTCCCTTGTAATCAGGGTAAATTTTTTTCCTGAAATTTTTAGAGTCAGAGAAAAACAGCACCAGTTCAGGTGTGTCCCACATAAACTCATTTTTAATCTTCGTCAGCTCTCGCTGTACGTTCTTCATCGCATCAGAGAATCGACTGACGACCATGACGACATCATCGCCCCAATCGTAGTCCTCTTCAGCTCCAGCGCAGCTCTTGTAGACAATGTAGTCTGCGTCAATAAGTAACTTCATCAATGTGTGTCTGCCCAGGTTTTACCGCTGGTGGCTTCGGCTGCGATTGGGAGTCGCATGTTGTAGTATTCGCCAGCCTTTTCAGCGCAGTGTACCAGGGATGCTGATAGGTCTGCGGCATGGTCGGGGTGGCATTCAAATTGCAATTCGTCATGTATGAAAGCGAGCTGTGAACAACACAACTCTTTGATGTTGTCGTGGTTGATGACCATCCAACGCTTCGCGACTACACCGGCTCCTGACTGGAGCAAGTAGTTCAAAGCTTTGTGTGGACTATCAACGGCGATCCTGCGTCCGTCTATAGATTTGATAAAGCCCTTCTGAGCCGCCGCTTTGATTGCCTCCAGAAGTTCCGCAAGTCCATCAATAGCAGAAACAAACGCCTGCCTGATCTCCTTGCCGTGTAGTTTCGCATTGCGATCATTTAAGGAAGAGTCAAAGGAGTGTCCAATTTTGGCGTCACCTGCACCGTAGAGGAAGGCGTAAGTGACTGTTTTAACTTGGCGGCGGCTGATTCCAATTCGGTCTGCGTTGACTTGATGGATGTCTCCGTTGAGTAGTACGTCCGCGTAGCGTCCCTCATCATATTTAGCGAGGTAATGTGCGAGCATCCGAAGCTCGATGCCGCTAAGATCGGCACCCACCATAACTTGACCAGGGGATGCTTGGAATAGTTTTCTGAATTCTGGGTCACTTTTTACCTGTCCAAGATTAGGTTTACGGTGTGCACATCTGTGCGTGTTTGTAGCTACTGAGCAGTGATGATGAATACGATTAGCACTCGTACATAGCTTCAGCCATGCGTTCGTGCCTTCCGAGATCATCCCCAAGCTCTTCGTAATATCGAGACA